GGCCATCGTCTTCTTCCGACGTCTGCTGCGCGCGCTGTGCCTCGACCAATTTCGACGTCCAAACCATGTGCCGGTGAATGACCGACATTGGCTTTGCTAAAAAATCATCGGGATCTCGGCTATAATATTTAGCCAGCCGGTAACAATCCAAAATCACATCGTCAGTTACAAATCCGGCATGAAAAAACCCGCGAGCTGGATCGCAGCATTATTCCAGTCTCGCGGATGCATCTGTTTGATTGTGCTTGGCGGCACGGCCGCCAGGACCGACATCATCGCTTCCATGGCGCGGGTGTCGTACTTGAGGCCGGGCGGATCGGTGCTGAAGTCCATCAACACCGGATTGCCGACTCTGGCGATATCGCCGCCGGTCGGCTCGCGGAAGCTCAGCTCTTTCACTTCGTCGCCGTTGGCGATCACTGACTTGCGCAGCAGGATGGTGAAGACCGATCCGTTTGCGCCATTGACTTTCGCCTGCGAAGCTGCCGCAGGCTTGGGTTCATCTGCCATTGCTCACCCTAGATCTCGTCGCACGAGACTCCTTCGAAGCGGATGCGCGTCTGGCCTTCACGGGTGTTCAACTCAAGCGCTGAGCGACACCATGCTTCGCGCAACACATAGGTTTTGTTGTTGGCCAGTTCGGCCGTGATGGTTGACTGAGTGATGGCTTCGACGTCGACCATCGAGAGCGCCGGATCGAGCGACACATCGCCCTCGATGTACGGCACGCGCGGCAGCTCGCTGTAGCCATGAACATAGTCTTGGCCTGCGATGCCCGCGCGCTCCAATGCCGACGGCGAAACGGTGAAGTTGCCTCGCAGCGGATAGAGCTGGCCATCCACTTTGAGAAAGGCGATTCCGGCAATGCGCTGAGCCATTGCTTTTCTCCGTTATGTGTGATTGGTTTACGCGCCCGTTGCCGTAGCGAGCCCAACATCGAGGCCGCGGTCATATTGCAAGCGGAATTGCGCGAGAACGGCGAACACGCGCAACTGATTCACAAGATCAGGCGGGTAGAGCACATTCACGCGGTTGGGGTCTGAGCTGTCTCTCTCGACTATAAGGTTGTCGATGAATTGCTGGGCGTTCTCGACCAGACCATTGAATTCATCAATCCGATATTGAGCAACAAGCTCTGCTTTGATGGTCTTCGGCGTGACGATCGCCTGACCGGCGCCGAACCGCGTGCCATCATCCGCAAGCTTGTGCCGCGGGAATTTTGACGTGATCGCCTGCCGCTGATTGCGCAAAAGCTTCGCCAGCGTCGCGAGCGTGGTCACCAGCTCATAAGCATCATCGGAGAAGCCATAGAGGTTGACCGTAGCTGTCGTTGTTTCACGGGCGATCATCGGCGTGCCAGCTTGCGGCGTGCGCTGCGTAGCGATGCCGCCAGTGGCGAGCGTGTTCAGCTCGCTCAAGACAAAGCGATCCTGACCGGGCGCGGAAAGGATGCCGTCAAGCAACAGAGTCTGCAGTGGGCGCGCCGGATCATTGCTCAACGCCCGAGCGGCCTTCGCCGTGTACGCCGCAGCCCACTCATAGACCGGGCTCGGCGAGGTCGTTTCCACGCCCATCACCGAGAGCTGCGCCGAATTGTAGGATTCGGCGAAGGTGAGCAGCCCGGCCAAGTCTCCGCGCTTGCACGAAAACAGATGACCGAAATGCTGGCGCATCCAGCCCCAGCGGCCACTGTCAGAGAAATCGAATTCGCCGGTCCAAGCGTTCAGACTCGTCGAGTCGGTGAACGGAATGCAGACATACTCGACTTCGGTTTCGCCGAGATTGGATAGCGCCGTCGTCCACGTCGGATCACCAGCGCCGCCGCTCAGTTGGGTGATGGTCAGCGCGAGGCCGGTCGGCGTCAGTTCGCCGCCGACGGCGCCGTAGTAGTTGGTCGAAAGCTGGATGTCATCGCCGGTCGTGCCTTTCCATTTGGCATGAATAGGCACGGTCGAGCCCGAGACAGTACCTTTGACCACTGGCAGCGTGCCATCGGCATCAAGCGCGGCTCCGATCGATGTGGCGACGACCGCGGTCGTATCGCTCGCGCCAATCGGGACGGGCACATGCGTGCCGCCAACATAGAGATGCAAAGTACCTGCAGCGGTCGGCGCGCTCGATACAACAATCTGGCCCGTGGAGGCGGTCGAGCCTTCGGCCACCGGCAAGCACCAAAGCTCTTGCGATACGTTATTTCTCAAAAATGCTTTGACCATGTTCGAGAGCTGACTGCCCTGGCCGAATGCGTTATCGGCTTGTGTCTGCGAGGCGATCGGAAGCGGCACATTCACCGCGGCCTTGCCCGCAGAAAGCATGACGCCGACCAGCATCGCGGGAAGCCGATTGATCGGCAGGCCCGCCATCGACGGATCGATTTCAACCCAATAAAGAGGCTGCCGCCAGTTGGCCGGAATGTTGCTAAATGAAACGGGCATAGTGGTGCGCTCCTTTGGGGTTTATTTGCTCTTTGCACCAACGGGTGCAGCGGCCTGTGTCGGCGACGCCGTTGCGCTCGGCGCCTTGGTCAGGACCGAGCCGTCTTTGATCCGGCGTTTGGTGAACAGATCGTCCGGCCATTCGACGCCGTCGTTGAGTGTCTCGCGGAAGCGCATACCGAACGGGTGTTTGAGCAACCGGCGCACGTTCTCATCGCGCGGCCAGACTTTGACCGAAGCCATTTGTTTGTCCTCACTGAGTGTCGAAGTCGTATTCTGAAAGAATGAGATCCGAATCGGGGGAAGGGTGCGTTTCGACATGCACGACCTCGAGCATGTCCGGGATAACCGGCTCGTAAGTGATGGTGCCGAGATCGATCGACAGCGTGTATTGCAGCTCGGCGATCGGCAGGTTGTTGTCCTTCGTCATCGCGCCGAAGACATGCACGCGCCGACCGCTGGCATAGCCCTGCAGGCATTTGTTGCCGCTAGCGTCGAGATAGATTTTCGGCGACATCAGAATGCCGCGCGTGATCACCTGATAAACGTCATCCAGCGTTTTCAGCGTCGCATCTGGATCGTTGTCGGCGATGTAGACCGAGAACCCGATCTGAGCGGTGCTGCGAAAGCGCGGCTCGCCGACGTCAGCGTCACCGTCCGGCGTCAACCGCTCTTCGATGAAATAGACGCCGATGTGCGGGATATCCTGCGGCTGTGCCTGAAACTGGCTGCTGCGCGAGAAGGTCCAGCCTTGAAAGAATTGCAACGACTGCAGTCGGGCAGCGATCTTGTCGACGACGATCTTGGCTTCCGACTCCGGAATCTGATCGACCTGAACGACCTTGCCGTGGATGCGTAGTTTGCGATGCCCCTTGGCAATAAAGACTTCGCTCACGGCTTCGGCTTAACAATCTGGCGAATGGTGAGCGTGATCTCGCCGCCGCCGTTATCGTCGGTGTCGAGGATTTCCCATTGCCCGAGCGCGGGCATTCCGGCTTCGGCGGGAATATCGATCAGGTCGTGCTGGATCGGAGGCACGAGAAAATTTGCTACCAAGATATCGAGGATGGTTTTCTGCTCAGAGAAAACCGTGCCGTCCAAACCCATCACATCCATTCTGACAGTGTTGTAGATGCCGCGCGCTTGATAGGGATCTTTGGTCGGCTGACTCTGTCGTGGCGTGACGGTGATTGGTCTGCCGAAGGTCAAATGCTGCGGCGCATAGACCACATCACTCCAATTGATGGCCATCGCTTACTCTTTGAAGATGTCATCGAAGATGGCGGCGAAGGTTTTCGGAATGAGCTGCGCTTTGTCGATCGGCGGTCCCGGTGCGATGAACCGCTTGGCTCCGGATTTCAGGCGCCGCACTTTGCGCAAGCGATGCCGTCCCGGATAGCGCTCGCGATCGACCTCGAAACTTCGCTTAACGGTCTTGACGGCTTCGGCCGCTATGTCGGCCGCCTTTTGCTCTAGCTTGCCCGCCCATGAATCCAATGAGCCGGTGTCGACCGTCAATCCAACTGCCATGGTTCAGATCCAATAGCGTGTATAGCTGCGGATCAGATCAGAGATGGCGCGCCGCGCTGGCGAGCCGCCGCTAGCCGCGGCCCCGGTACCGGTCATGTGCGCGAGCGGATCAAAATAGGCGACACGGCTTTCCTTATGACTGATCAAACGAATGGTTGGGTCGCCGCGGATCGCCGAGTAGTAGGCTTCTTTGGTCAACAGCAGACAGCTTTGCGCCAAGGCGGGCGGCGCCTGATATGGCAATTCATAGCCGCCCGTATAGATCACCGTCACCGGATCGCTCCAGTCGCCGTTGAGCGATGTGATCCGACCTTGATCGGCGTCGAGTTCATAGTCGGCGCTGCCGAGCATGCTGTCGCCGATCGCCACGCTCGTCAGATCGCAGACCGGATAGTGCGAGAGATAGAGCCGATCGCCGGTCGGCAAATGCCGAAAAGTCTCGGCCACTTTTTCCTTGGCGAAGGTCCGCATGCAGCTCGTCGCGATTTCATCGCTCGACCATTTGATGAACAGATCGATCTGATCGTCTTTGCTCGTGTCGGTCTGCGGCAGATTCAGCGCGATCTTGGCTTCGTAAAGAGTGCACAGCCCGAATTCTTCCGCGGGTTCGAGCACGGAAATTTTAATGTCCATCAGCCAGTCTCGATCTGGAATTGCTCGAACAGATCGCGCAGCGAGAGCGTCGGGCCGCGCTCGCCGTCGCTCATGATCGGAATAGCGACGAAGCCGCGGCGGTCGATCTCCCAGCCGATCACTTCGCGCCCGCCGTCACCCTTCTCTCCCTTCGCGCCAGCGATGCCGGTGGGCCCGCGCTCGCCTTTTTCACCTTTGCGGCCCGAGGGTCCGGCCTTCCAATGCGGTCCGGGGATTGCTCCGGGATTGTCGCGTGTAGCAACGAACCAACTCGCATTGAGCGTCACGACATCGAGCGCGTGATATTCGGCGGCCGGATCGTAAAGCCCGCAAATGTTGAGGCTTTTCCCGTCGATGCCGTCGCGCCCATCCGCGCCGCCCGCGGCAATTCTTTGCCACGCCTTTGTCGCGCCTGGCTCGCTGCCGGTGTCTTGCAGCGCTTGAAAGCAATCGCGGCCGTGATGAAAGACGTCGCCTTCGTAAGCGACTATGCCGCCCGTCCATGTCTTGACCAGCGGCAGCTTTCCGCGGGCACCTTCCGAGCCCGGATCACCTTTGGCGCCCTTCTCGCCCGTCTCGCCGCGCTCGCCCGTCTGGCCGCGATCGCCCGTGAGGCCGCGCTCGCCTTTGGGACCGACGACAGCCTCGCCGCGCGGCCCCACATCTCCCCTTGGTCCGGCAATGCCGGTCGGCCCAGCCTCGCCCATGAGCCCCATTTCCCCGCGCTCGCCCGGTTCGCCCTGCGGACCTTCGGGACCTTGTGGGCCGGGCTCCCCTTGTGGACCCTGCGGCCCCACGGGTCCGGCTTCTCCACGCTCACCCTGAGGGCCGGGCGGCCCGTCCTCGCCGTCATCGCCGGGCAAGCCCTGGGGTCCCTCCGGGCCGATAGGACCGGGTTCGCCGCGGTCACCCTGGATTCCTTGGGCGCCAACTTCACCCTGTGGCCCGGCTGGCCCGATCGGCCCCGGCTCGCCGCGGTCGCCTTTCGGCCCCGCTGGTCCGGCGATGCCTGCAACGCCTTGCTTGCCTTCGACTCCATCGACTCCGTCGCGGCCCGTGGCGCCGATGGGTCCCTGCTTGCCCTCGATGCCTTCGGCGCCGTCGCGGCCATCCTTGCCGTCGATTCCGTCCCGTCCGTCTTTGCCGTCATGCAATTCGGCGAGGCGTTTGGCGACGTCGGCCTGCAACGCGGTCTTCAGTTCAGCGATCTCGTTCTTGAGCTGCATCACGAGCTGGATATTCGCCGCGCGCATTTCCGCGACGACCTCGCGCGACTGCGCCGAGAGCAGTTCATACTCACGCCGCCATTCGCGGCGCAGTTGGGAGATAACAAAGCCGCCAGCTTGCCGCAGTGCGTCAGGCAGAAAGTCGGTCGATTCTATCTGCTGATCTGAGAAGCTCTCTTCCCCATTGTTCAGTGTCATAGCGTTTCCGTGGCTTTGGAAGCGCTGGCGTTGCGGGCGCGGCTGGCGCTCCGGGCGCGGCTGGCGCAGATGGAATTCCGGCAGCGGCCTCTAGAGGGACGACTTGCTGCTGAACACGCGGCGAGTCCCCGTAAGGGACGGCCTTCAAATTTTCTTCGGCTCTTGCCTCGTTCGGCGAGAAGATTCCGCCCTGAACGCCGCGTGCAAGTGCCTCGATGCGGTTTTTCAGATCACTGCGCAGAAGCACGCCGGTATCAAACTCGCAATATTCGTGTGGTTCGCCCCACAGATCGAAAGTCTTGTCGAACGCTTCCTCGACGTGGTTCAGACAAAAACCTAGGCCCGACGCGATCCAGCTCTGCATGAGCGCTTCGGTCGAGCCGACTGGCGCGCCGCCGATGCCGAGGATCTGCAGCGGTATGCGGAAGGCGAGCGCGATATGCTGCTCGGTGAATTTCATCACGTCGGCGAGCTGCGCATCAGCGGGCGGCACACCGACTGGCTGCAGCTTCAGGCCTGCTGTCAGGATCGGCGTACCGCCCGCCTGCAGGCCGCGGGTCTGCTCATTCCAGCGATCGCGGAGCTGGTTCACTTGGTCTTTATCAAGCACCATCTCAGTTTGCAGCACCGATGATGGCCGTGCTTGATTCTGATAAAACGCGAATTGTTGCTGCGTGATTGCGCCAGCGGCCGCGATGTCGCCAGAGGCGGCAACGATCGGGCTTTCACCGAGCAGTGTGTTGCGCGACGTATGCAAGCGAATGTGCATCACATCGCGGGCGGGCACCATGTAACGGTCAAGCCCGAGCTGACTGTCGATCACCTGATTGCCGCCGAGCGAATAGAAGATCTCGCCGGTCTCGGCAATCACGGCTGCGCACGAGCGCGGATACATCAGATGCAATTCTTGAATTTCAAAGCGCGAATTGCGCAGCGCTAGCGCATAAGCATTTCCGTCGAGATAGAGTGAGCGGACGGCATTCAGCTTAAAATCGCTGATTGTCTGATAAGCGTTCGGCGTCGAGAGAATGCGTGACAGCGCCGAGGTATCAACGCGCTCGCGGCCGCCATTGTCGGTCGAGCGCCAATGCGTCCCCGGACACATCGCCACGGTCTGCGAGTAAGCAGAGACGCACGCTTCAACAATTGCCGACGTTGGCATCCCTTGGATGGTGAATCCTGTCTGCCACCAGTTTGCCGGAACCCCCGCAGGCAACCATCCGCCCGACACTGGCAGAAAATACGGCCCCTCGCGGAAGCCGCCTTCGACCGGTGTTTGTTTGAAGCGGAATGGTTCGAGAATGCGAGAGAAGATATTTGGCGCCATTACGCTTGCTTGGGCGCCGCTGCGCGCGTCTCGTAGCCTTCGCCTTTTGGCTTAGCCTGCATGTCGCGTGTGGTGGCGATCGGCTCGCCCTTCCTGCGATTGATCGGCTGCGCGGCGATGCCCATCTGCGCTTGCACTTCGGCCGTCGTCGGTGACGGCGTCTGCGCCTCGCCCTCGGCGAGCTGCTTGGCTGATTCCGCAGTCTTCTCGGCAATGTGCTTTTTCAGTTCGGCCGTGCGCTCTTTGCCGTGAATGGTGGTCATGACCTCCTCGCTCGTCGGCGAGGGAGGCGTGACCTTGGTCTCGGCGTCTTTCTTGTGCATCTCGTCTCGCTTTTTGTTGATCTCGTCGAGCGCCGCCTTCGAGTGGATGGTCTTCATCACCTGTTCGGACGTCGGCGACGGGGATTCCACTTTTGCTTCATCTGCCATTTTAAGACTCCTAAAAATTGGCACGGATTGGGGGTTGCGCCATCGAGGACTAAGGCTTTGCATGAGAAAGCCTTTTTAGTTCAAGAAGTATCGAAATGACGTTCGATTTTGGCACACGGGACACACGAAGTTCCCAAATGAGGGTTCCGCGTACCAGCCCGTGCGCCAATTTCTTGTCAGTGAAATTCCTTTAATTCCAAGAGAGATTCGTGATCCAGCTCACCGTCCCCGCATGGCGCAATCCCCAGTTGATGTCCAACAACATGCGGATGGCCGTCGAGTCGGTTTGGAAGAGGGAACGCACTGGCGCTGCTACAGTATTCGGCGTTCCTGCTGATGCAATCGCAAGTGGAGTCGTGTCCTCCATGTGAAGGACGGCTTGGTCCGAGACGTCGAACCGCGGTGTATCGCCGGTCACCGTGATGAAGTCCGCGGCATCCATCAGATACATCGTGTCGTTAGTCCCAGTGGTCGACTGGATCACCGGATGACCGAACAACGTGCCGCCCGAGAGTTCTGCTCGATACGGCTGATCGCCGGTTGTCGTGGTCAGCATCGAGGCCGCCAAGACGTCACCGGGGTTCATGATCCAAACCGGCCGCCTAAGGTTGCCGTTGGTGTTGCTGATGAGATCGGCGATCGCAAGTTTCAGATCACCAACAAAGGCCGTGAGACCACCGGCCGCGGTCGGACCGAGCGCCGCGCCGCCCATGTGCTGAAGGCCTTCCGGACGAGTTGACGAAGACGCGTTGTTGTCCATCAACGCCGTGTCGATCGCGACGGCAGTATCCTCAAGAATGCCCTGCCGGATGATGCCTTCGATCGCCGGAATCGAATGTTCCGTGATCTCCCGCGTCATGACCGAGATAACGCCCATTTTTTTCGGCGTGAAAGTGATGGGCGTAAACGCACCGGCCTTCACCGGGATGGCAGCTCCTTGAGCAACAAATCCGCCGCCGAGATTTCCAGCAGTGCGCCCAGGCAGCGAGATCGTCGCAGCGCGGCCGAAGCTGAAGGTTGATCCCATCGCAGCGAGACGCGGGTAAATAGAAAACGGCGTCAGCGCTTGGATAAATTCACCCTGCACGGTGGTAGCGAGCGTATCGGCCCAACCCGAGCCTGTGGTCGTCGCGGGCAATGATGCAGCGCGGGTGATTGTGCGCTGAAGAATCGCCATGGTCGGCTCGTCTTCGCCGTAGGTGCCCTTGAGCACATCAACGAGCGAGCGGCGGCCTTTGTCGCAGTGATGGATAAACTGCACGGTGAGCGACCGCCAGAGATAATCGAGCGCCGTCACCTTCTTTGCGGGCACCGCGAACGGCCGCTGGCTGCGGACAACGATCTGACTGTCGTCAGTGGCGTCGTTCTCGGTTTCTTTGGCGACGACCGCTTTCTTGGCGAGATGCTGCTCGGCTTTCACCAGAGCCTCAAGCGCCTTTTCTTTGGTGGCGATTTTTTCGGTGAGTTCTTCGGTAGTGGCAACCTGCGTCTCATCGGTGTTGTCGTCATCGACGGACTCAAGATGCTTTTCGAGCTGATCCCTCAGCTCGACGATGGAGTCTTGCGCATCTTTGATGCGCTGCGCGAGCGGTCCCATTGACCTGCCCCTTTCTGATTTGCGTTTTTGTTTGGCGTGCTCGCCGTTCGTGCCGCGGCGCTTCACGGTCTCGTCTTCCTTGCCGTGCTCGGCAAAGACGAGGCCGATAGTGTCGTCGGAAACTTGCAGAGATTTCGCGATCGCAAGAGCGTTCGGGTTCGCAGGAATCGAAACGACCGAACACTCCACTAGCTCCGATCGAACATACAGCTCGCCAATCATGCCGTCCTTGGCTTGGACCGGCTTGCTTTCGATCGGTCTGAAGCCAACAGATACAGCCCGCAAAATTCCGGCTTCGATGAGTTTGCGGATTTCGTCGATACGAGGCGACGTGCCTTCGGGCGCGAGTTTCAGATGCCCGCGCAGCGCGCCGTCTTTGACGCGAACATTTTCCCAAATGCCGATTGGCGGGGCGCCTGCCGCGTGATTGAAAAGAGCGACGGGATTGCGTTTGAAGTTGGCGAGATCCCAACCATCGGCCGAGACGACATCGCCGAAGCGATCGACCGTCGCGTCAGACATAACAAACTCAAGGCCGGTGCCTGGAGTCGTATGAGTCTTTCTGATCACACCATTGTCGCCCGACTTCGCCGAGGGCGGCCCAGCGCTATCGATATGCCGTTTCCACGCCGCAATGATCTTGCCCTCGATATGCGAGAGCTGCTCCGCGCTGTACGGCTCGCGGTTCTTAGGATGCTGGATGTAATTCCACGCGGCGCGAATATGCTCGGGCGTGTCGATCGGATAGCGCGGCTTGCCGTCCGACTGGAATCCCGGATCGGCATACTCGACATCGCCGTATTCACCTTTCGGCTTGTCGCTCTTTTTGTGGGCCTCGGACCATTGGCTGTAACAAGCCGCGGCGGCCTGCTTGCGCCCGTCAGCAGTGTTTGGAAATGTGCTGTCGTCGATCGCAGCGGCGATGCAAGAACTGACAAAGTCATCCTGACTCTGTCCCTTGCGCGGCTTCGGCAACGGCATTGCTGGGCCTCATGGCTTGGTTGTGATCGAGTTGTGTCGAGCACCACTTTAAGCCGCGTCCCGTTCGGGGCGCGGTTTTTTTATTGCCTCCAGCACGCTGCCCCAGTCGCCTGCGGTCGGCTGCTGATACAGGTCGACGTTCGCATACGGCTGCAGATTCCAGCGCCAGCTCGCATGATGACCGAGCAGCAGCGAGATATCCGGATGGCCGATCGCGCCCGCCAGATGCACGGCCGCGGTGTCGATGGTAACGATGCGGTCCATCAATGAGATGAACGCGGCGCAGTCGGCGAGGTCGTCGAACGCGACGGTCTGCACGCCGCAGGCCGCAGCTTCGTCGGCGCCCTGAGCCTGCACGCTATAGACTTCGGCATCGCCGAGGGCCTCGCGCAGCGGGGCGAGATCGATCTCGCGCTTGTAATCGCCGTCGATGATGGCGCCGACCCGCCATGCGGCGCCTATGCGCGAGCGCCCGGAGGAGCCGAGGCGCTCGCGCCAGCGCTGTTGCAATATGCGGTCAGGCACG